GGAACGCCGGGTTGTTCTGAGCGATACGCTGCGAAGCCTCCAGACCGATGTAGAGCGGGAACACCGGACCGTCGCTGCTGTAGCTGATGAAACCAGAGCTATCAGGATTGGTAGCACCGTTACGAATCAACGTGGCAGCGGCGACATCCAGCATCTCCTGCGTCAGCTCGGAGGTGGACTGATTGAGCGCCTGGCCAGTGGACACACCATCGATCCAGGGGAACTCATTCACGCCAGACGGAATCGTCTCGGTCTGGGTGAAGCTCGAATCGGCAATCGCCTTGATGGCGTACTTGGCGAAGATGTTCTGGTAACGCGTCTCCCACGACCGCTGCGCGCGGATCGAGAGCTTCTCCAAGTACACCCGCAAGAACGCCTCGACGCGATGATCGAAGGTCAGGTCGTCCTTACACAGGAGCGGACCCTTGAGCGCGAAACGCTCAGGACTCCAGGTGACGGCATTGTAGCCGACCGGAACGTCGTTGTAGGTGACATCGCAAGCGCCACCGTTGTCGCCGGGGTTTCCGGCAGCAAGGGTGATGGCCGACCAAGTTTCAGCCGAAGTCGGCTCGATGCTGGTCGTGGTGAACGAGGTCTGGGTCAAGCCCGTACCCTGGGGATACTCGCCGCGCTCAATGAGGTTCAACCACATCGAACGGTACGAGGCGCGTTTGTAAACGTCCTGAGCGAGCGACTCGGTAGCCACCGCAAAGGCGTTAAAGACATTAGGACAAGCCATGATATGAAAAAGTAAACCGACGTTAAACCGACATTATGGTTGGCCATCCATCCACCACACGGTGGCTGATTATCCAACCTATCGCTGCATGCGGAGTGTCATTGCCGCTTAGACGGGTGCATTTGCTGACCAAGCGAATGCCATGCTTAAGGTCGTTACGCGGGATGGAGCGATAGAAACGCTTATCGCGTCAATTAAAATGTGGCGTCCATGGGGTTGGCCACAAGTTCATCCTGCGTGGCAACATACGACCGATAACCCTTGATCGTCTGGATTCTCTTCGGACTCACAATCGTCTCACGCGCTATCATGCCGCGATAGGTGTACGGACCAGGGAAAGTGCCGGTCATCAGCACATAGAAATCAATCGCGTTGGTTTTCACGCTGTCCTTACGCGCGTCCACAAGCAGCTTGCCGTTGTCGTACTTGGTCGTTTTGACATCGATTCGATATCCTGGAGGCGGCGGGATTGTCGCGTCGTAGAACGGATGCGGAGGTGGGCGGTCGGTGTCCAGGTCGGGATACACATTGAACAGACGACAGAAAGCAATCTCGCCAGCTATTCCCTCCAAATCCACCGTATGCGGCGATTCCGCGCTGATTTTGAGATTAGCCACGTTGAAATGGCGATTGTTTCCATTGCGATGACGAGCGACAAAGTGGGCCAGCTTCTGCTCGCAGTAGGTGAGAGTAATAGTTTGACCAATTTCAATTTTATTTAGCATGGTCAAAAAGGCGGAAAATTTTTGAGGGGGGTATCGTAAACGAAGCCCACCCGCAAAGGGGGGTGCCAGGTTGCCGGTCAAAAAGTGTGCCATTCCCCAGGAAAAACAATCCTTTTCTGTCATTAGCCAATCTAATCCAGTCCATTAGAACGTTAACGATGCACAGTGTGTGTTATGTTTACTTCGTTTCCATTTCTCCCGTGACTTGAATCTCAGCGACTCGATCAGGCATCGATCCGAGCAGATTGATCGACACCGACGCTTGTTCCCCAGTTTCAGACCAGCCAAACACCAGCGCACTGCGCTTTGCAACGCTACCAAGGATGGTTTCCCTAGTCGCTTCATCCTTTATCCCGTCCAACGAATAACCTTCGATGCGTTCAAGCGTAGACGCTGCGTCGGCCGCAAGCTTTGACCGGACAAGCGCCGACAGGCTTTCTAAGGATTCGGTTTTCTTTTTAAGAGAAACCTCTTTGACCTCCTTTGCCAGTTTTCCGAAGCCTGACTTTGAAGCTTTCTGAAATAGACTGGTTTCGGTTAGTTGCAAATCGTTTGCAATAGCCTTCCAAGTCTCACCCTGCAGTTTTCTGGCCTTGGCCTTTTCCCAAAGTTCTGGAGTCAGTCTCACCTTTCCAAGCTACTGGAGACGATTTGAGGTTTCAACGGGAGGTTTCCGAAAGGTTTCCGTCGCTTCAAATCCCCCGTTTTCCTGAGCAATTCCCCGTGTTTTCCCCCTGTCGAAAAAAAGTTAAAGAAAAGTTTTGACTCTTTCCCCGCCATGCCGCATTCTGTCTGCACCATGAAACGCAAACTCCTCTCCCTCCTCATTCAAGCCGTGGCCTACGCCGTCACCGCTTCCGTTTTCTACCTCCTTTTCTTCCGCTCCCAATTCTAAGCCTCAATCAATCAAATCCCATGAAATCCAAATCCGAAGAAATCCAAATCCTCACGCAATGCGCCGATAGTCTCGGCTCCGATTCATACTGCGGCGCGTGGTTGCGCGAGCAGATTCCCTTCATCGAATCCGACATTCAATCCGACATTGAACCGGGAATTCTAGCCTCAGCCTCAATTCAAGATTGCGCGCGCCGTTGCGCGGAAATGCGCGGTGAGGCTATGCGTGAGCGTGACAAGATTATCTTGGATGCTCGCAACGAGGCGGAACGGATAATGGACGCCGCATTGAAACTGTCCGATTCTATTCGATCCGGTCTGCGGCGTGACATTGAATCCGCATTGCATCAAATCACCAAGCTCTGATTCCCCGCGAGACGCTATCCGCAAGGGTAGCCTCCGGCGGGTAATCAAGCCCGAATCCAAAGCATAAAATCCCATGACTACAGAATCCGCCGTCACCAAGTCCGAACTCTGCAATCTCCTTCGCGCATTCATCGCGCAACGCTCCGGCCTAGATTGGCGCAATTACGCATCCGACTGGCGCGACACCAACGGAATGCGCGCGCTTCGATCCGACAGAAACCGAATCTTGCAGCATGGCCGAGATGCTCGCGCGTTGCTCTCATTCGTTGAAAACTGGTCGTCGATTCCCGTGGATTACCTCCTTTCCGAATTGTCCGAAGGAAAGCGCCTGTCATTCGATCCGTCGCGCGGTTCAATCGACTATTGCGCGGGGCAATATTTTCCGACGGAGTATCGTGCCGCAGTGTGTCGCGCGCTTTCGACCGCACTCTGGCGGTATCACGTCAATCTTGGCACGTCCGACGTGCGCGCCTGGGCCGTTGAAACCTTTGGCCGCGCCATCGTTTCGCGCTGGTTCTAACCTATTCCCCGCGCACCTATGAACATTGAAGAGGCAAAAGCTTATTTACTATCGCGACAAGCGGACGGCGTTTTTGGTTACTCTTGGGAACAGATAGCAAAAATGCAGCGCTCCGGTAAGCTCCGGGTAAATGCCCAGAAAATGCGGATTAACGGTCGTTCATGCGCGCGCTGCGGAAAGCCCGTGAAGAAAAACAGTCTGCTTCCGCGATGCCCAAAGTGCCAGGTTTGACCTATCCTCCGCGCTTCATTCGCAAGAGTGGAGCGAAAGGGTAGGCCAATCTATCCGCAACCGAATTCGAATCATGCGATACAAAATCCAAATTCAAACCGTCGATGGCTGGTCCGATCTGCGCGAGTCATACGGAACAGGTCATTTCGACCCATGCTTCTTCCCCTCGCGCATGCATGCCGTCCGCGCCTACGGGCGTTTCAACGAAATGTGCGAGCATCTGGAGAAACTCCGAATCGTCCCCGCGAGCGTTCCCGAAACGGAATTTGCTGGGGACATTTCAGGTCGAATCGTCTAAAACTTCCCCGCGCGCATAAACCATCGAATCATGCATCCACTCCTTCTCTCCGCTCTGATTCAGATTGAGTCAGGCGGCAATGACCTTGCGAAAGGCCGTCACGGCGAACTTGGCGCGTTACAAATCAAACCAATCCTGGTCCGAGACGTAAACCGCATCATGGGAACGCATTACGCGCATCAGCAGGTAACCAATCGTGCGGTTTCCACGTTCATTGCCACCGCCTATTTAAGCCACTACGGGCGAAACCTCAGCGACGAATCGCTCGCGCGGATCTGGCAGGGTGGGCCAAAAGGTCATCAAAAGACTTCCACACGCGCCTATGCCAGACGGGTGATGCGCGAACTAGAGAATCGAACCATCAAGGAATCCTTTACAGTTGCCAGTCAAACCGACCATTTCAACGGACGCTGAAACCCTAAGAACCAATGAAACTAACCATAAGCAGCAAAACCAACGCCCAGACGATCATCGACCTATTTAACGCCATCATCACGGGCGAGGTACAGGAACATCATGCCACTCCCATGAGCATCTACGATGAGGAAAAACATATCTGTTGCATCGTCGCAGCGAACGGCGAGCAGATCCTGGAGCTGATTATTGAACGCGAGCATGGCGACAGGATTTGTCCCGCGTTTGAGGGAAACCCCGACGAGGAGAAGCTGCCGTGAGCGATTCCCAAAGTTTTTCCCGCGCGCAACTGGAGGCGCGGAATACGAGTCTTAAGGAACTCATCACGCGCCTTGAGAATCTTTCCACTCTAACGGAGTCTCCGATCCTGCTCGAAGCATCGATTCGACTGGATCAGGTATCGGATGCTCTCATTAACCTTGAACATGCGCTCTTTTACGTCCGCATGTATCGGTCAGCCGATAATACAGGCGAGGGAGAGCGTCGGCGCCAGGAGCTGATCGACGACTCGGAACTGATCATCAACCTGATTCGTGCCGGAGGAATTTATCCATGAGCGCGAGCAACGACCCAGCCGACTACCTGAGCGGTACTGAACTCCGCGTGTGCCAGCTTATCGCAGAGCGTCAGATGAGCGGCATTGCGAAGTATGGGACAACCGTCTCCGACAATCCGCTTCCCCTCCGCGCGTGGCTGCGTCATGCGCTGGAGGAGTGTCTTGATCAGGCGATTTATCTCCAGCGAGCGATTGAGGAACTGGACAATGCGGAGCCGCCGCCCCGACAGAAGACCATTGAGGAACTCATGAAGCCGTACCTGTCGCCTCAGCTTGTCGATTTCAAACCCACCAACTACCAGGTCGAACCATGAGCCGCAATCTCTTCGCCCCGCCGCGCTTCAAGGTTCAGGTCAGCGGCGCGATTGGCTGGTCAGATCTAAAGGAGCGTGTCGTCAGCTATCGAACGCTCGAATACTCTACGCGCAAGGAGGCGGAAACCGTCGCCAAGGAACTCAACCCCGGAGAATTCACGCAAGGCCGGATTCGGGTTGTTCCGGTTGAGATGCCGGAGGATTACGATGTTTATCCGACGCCGGAGAGAACCAAGCCATGAGCGACACATGGATACTGCCAAAGCAATTACACATCTTGGCCTGTGCGTCGCCACGGACAATCGAACCGACGAACTTCGCCTCCTCGGAAACGGTGTCGTCCCGGCAACCGCCGAGCTAGCGTATCGAACGCTCATGCGAGAACTTGTCGAAAATCACGGATAACTTTTCCGTTGGCCAATCTGAGCATCCAAAACCATGTCTTTTCTCCGATTCGATTCTAGCGCGCTCATGCCCGAAACCGTCCGTAGAGTCGAAAACGACCTTCCGAACGCTCTACGGGCCGTTTCCGGCTCAAGAAACAGCATCCCTACATGTCGATTGAGCGACACAAACGCGTTCCACACCTTATTCCGAAACGGAAGCGGCACCGCCCCCAAAGGCGGAGCGCAAGCTTTCCGATTTCGGAATAAGCCTCTCCCCTTTTTTAGAAAGGGGAGGCTTATCTTTAGATGAGCTAGGTAGACCAAGGATAACCGAGAAATAACCATTGGTAATTTTCCGTTGACAAGAGGACAAAGTAGAGTTATCTGTTTTCCACCATGAGTTACCTTCCGAATGGTTCGACGCTAAGGGCGACGTTCCGAGAGATGCCGCCGAAGAGGCACAATCTGACCCTCGAAAAGTCGGAGCTACTGGCCCACATCATTGAGACGATTGGCGGCGGTGTTGCCGAGGCGAACCGCGCATTCAATTCGATGCGGAACGTGAAGAGCCAGGTGCTGGTCTTTGATCGGATCGAACGGGTCTGGCATGGCTGCGATTGGAAGCCGTCCGATGAGCAGGCGCAGAAGGATCTTGAATCGCGCAAGCTGTCGGATATCCGGCGGGAAATCGCCCAGCTTTGGAGGGCCATCAATGCCCTGCGTAAGGCTAGGCAGCGAGGCAAAAGGAAGCAAAAGGTTGATCAAGCTATCGCCGAAGAACAGTCCGTGGAATCGACCGAACCGGAAACTTCGGCCCAGACATCAATCGAGTCGATGATTGCTCAAGCGTGGCGTTGAAAATGTTTTCGAAAAACTGTTGACTCCACTCAAAGCAACTGCAACACTTCGTTCGCAACAATGATCAATTTCCTGCAATCAGGCGTAGAGCGCGTTGAGGTAACGCGACAGGGTGTTTTTGGATTTCGCCCGTGACTATCACCTGATTGCAGCAGTTTTCGCATGAAAGTTTACACCGCAAAAGCCACGGCAGCGATGCTTCAGATTTGCACCGAGACGCTCCGACGGATCGTTCGCCAGGATGGAATCCAGCATCGAAGGGTTGGCCGACGGATCTTGTTCACCGAAGCCGACATTGCGGCGATTCTGGAAAGCCGCCTGATGAAGGGTGAAGTGAACCCGTACGCCAGAAAGCCAAAGGGTCAGGAGCAGGAGGTAAAACCATGACCACGCAAACTGAGCAGGTTGAAGCGACGAAACGATGTTCCAAATGCGTTTCTGAAAAATTGCTTGAAGAGTTTAATTTAAGCTCACGCTCAAAGGACGGAAGACAGGTTAAATGTAAGCAATGTGAAGCGAATTACCGGATAGCAAACCGAGACAGGATAAAACAAAGAAAAGCGAAATATCATATTTCCAACAGAGACACTGTTCTTAAAAGACTAAAGGAATATCGTTCAAAGAACGCAGCTAGAAACAGAGAGCGTGAAAAATCGAGATATGAAAAAATAAAACTCGATCCTGAAAAGTACTCCAAATATCGAACGGCAACAATGAACGGTCGGAGAAAATCAAGATTGCTGTATCCGAGCCACACAAAAGCAAATTCTAAGGTTTTGTCGGCGATAAGATCGGGCAAAATTATCAGGCCAAATTTGTGTTCTAGTTGCGGGCGTCAATGTAAGCCGGAAGCGCATCACGACAGTTACGACGAATCTCAATGGCTAGTAGTGCGTTGGCTTTGCAGAAAATGTCATTGTGAACATCACCGAAAATACCCGCATTTGTCGGTCTAAGTTTTATCTGCCCAGCAAGGTGGATGTGTCTGAGAAACAAAATTAGAGAACAAAAGTATGAGTAGCAACCTACAAACCAGTCTGACGGTAGCAGTGCCGTCGCAAACGCAATCGCTGACACCTGTGGTCAGCCCTGACAGCGGCGAGTTTTACTCCCGCATCGGAACATCGCTTGAAGCGGTGAAGGAGCTTGGCTCTTGGATTGCCAGGAGCGGAGTCTTCAACTGCCAAAAGGATGAGCAAGGGAACATGATTGCCCTTGAGTGTCTGGCCACCCGAAAGACTCCGTTCGACTTCAAGCGCGAGTTTCATCTGGTCAACGGATCGTTGACGATGCGGTCGGATGCGATGCTTGCCGGTTACCGGACTCGCGGCGGCAAAGTCATCTGGAAGCAGTTTGATTCGACTGCCGCGATTGGCATCTGGAAGTACGACGGCAACGAATGCGAAATCGGATTCACCGCAGAAGATGCGAAGCAAGCTGGCTTATTGCCCGCAAAGCCAGGATCTGGTTGGCAGAAAGATCCTGCGGCCATGCTCCGCGCTCGCTGCATCAGCAAGGCTATTCGAATGCTCGCTCCTGAGGTTGTTGCCGGTGTTTACACCCCCGAGGAAGCCGCTGATTTCAACACGACGCCGACACCCGCTTCGACTTCTACGACGCGCCAGACGGTCAATGTGACGCCGGAATCAACCTTTTCGCTGGTCGAGAAGCTGGAGCAGATTCTCGAGCCGCATGCGGACATCGCCAATGCCTTCCTGCTCTCGAAGAACCTGATCAAGGAAGGTCAGAACTTCCGCGATGTCTCGACCAAGGTGGCCAACATGATCGTGTCCGATCCTGACAGCTTCCTCATCAAGGCCAAAGCGTTCTCCAGCCCGACCATCGAATGAGCATTCTAAACCGACATATCAACTTCAACATGCCAGCCGAGAAGTATCACGCCGTTGATGCGCTCTCCAAGAGCATGATGAGTAAGATCCTCAAGTCACCGGCGCATTACAAAGCCGCGCTTGAGGAACATCAGGAGCCGAGCAAGGCGATGCAGCTCGGTACGGCGATTCATACCGCTGTTCTCGAACCGCATCTGTACTCGCAGGTTGTCGCCGTGATTCCGCCCGACATCGACGGTCGGACGAAGGAAGGTAAAGCGTGGAAGGAGCAGCACAAGAGCCGCATCCACCTGACTCATGCCGAGGACATCGATGTGCAGGGCGTGGCCAACTCTGTTCGTCGGCATCCCTTCTGGGACATCATCCATCTCAACCACAAGATTGAGGCGAGCGTGTTCGCCGAGGACATCGAAACCGGCATTCCGCTCAAAGCGCGTCCCGATCTGTGGGTCGAGGATCATACCCTGGTCGATGTGAAGACGACGGACGACGCTTCTCCCGAAGCCTTCAGCCGCACCATCACCACATTTGGCTACCACATTCAGGCCGCGCATTATCTGGCCATGACCCAAGCCGAGAACTTCATCTTTGTCGCCGTGGAACGCAAAGCCCCGTACGCGGTTGGCATCTACAAGCTGGATGCCGAATGGCTTCAGGCCGGTGAGAACCTGCGGCGGAAAGCCATCTCAACGCTGCATGAGTGCCGCGCGCTGGACAGTTGGCCAGCCTATCCGACGACGACCATTACCCTTTCATGCCCAAAATGGGTGCTGAATAAATCCGAGAACTAAACCAGAATCGAAACCTACACAATATGTTCCAAGTAAACCGTAAAGAAGCCGCCGGTGGACGCTACATCGACACCGAGGGCGATTTCCAAGTCACGCTCATCAAGGTTGAGGAGAACCTTGATCCGAAGGGCCGCGAGGTCTGCAAGCTCACGTTCCGCACCGAGGATGGTGCGAGCATCTCCGACCGATTCCTGAACCAGGAGAACGTCTGGTGGCGCGTCAATTCGCTCGTCGCCGCGACGAATCACAATGTGCCGGACGGTACGCAGGTTGACTTCCTCGGAGTGAAGGGCAGCTACGCGAACTTCCTGAAGTCGATGATTGGCCTTGAGCTGATCATCACCACGCGATTCGAGGATTACGAATCGAACGGCGAAAAGAAGAAGGCTGTTCGACTGAAAAACATGAAGCCAATCGCCACGGCTACCGACACTGAGGAAAAGCCGTTCTAACCCAAACTCACGGAGGGGAGCGCATTCCGCATGGCAACGCTCATTCAGAAACCATAACGCATTCAATTCGCATCCATGAGAGTCAAACTTGTAGCTATCACCAAACCCCTTGTCGGCGACGGTAATCTGACCGCCAGCGACTTCATCACCTACGCCGCCCGTGTCAGCAATCCGAGCAATCAGATGAGCTTGCTCACCGCTCCGAAATTATTGGCCTACTGCATCAGGCATGGCCATTGGAGCATCTTCGAACAGGCGTCGATGACGGTCGAGATTCAGACGAGCCGAGCTATCTCCGCTCAGATCATCAGACACAAATCGTTCTGTTTTCAGGAGTGGAGTTTAAGATATTCTCCATGCGACGAACTTGAGCCGGTTGAGCTTCGCACTCAGGACACTAAGAACCGCCAGGGAAGCGGTGATAATTACGATCAAGAGTGGGCCGTGGATGCCGTTGCAAAGTCTCTGGACGTTGCTGTTCGTACTTATCGGCAGCTCCTGCAGGAGGGCGTCAGCCGCGAAACCGCTCGCATGGTTCTTCCGCTCGCTACTCGAACAACGCTGTACATGACCGGCAACATCCGCTCATGGATTCACTACCTTGAGCAGCGTTGCGCGAAGGGTACTCAGCTTGAGCATCGTCGCATTGCCGAGGCTATTCGAGACACGATCTTTGCCGTCGAATTTCCGCACATTCACAACGCATTGCAGGAGGCGAAATGAGCGACACACCAATCAACGACGGAGGACCGGCGTTTCCGGTTGACAATGTAGTCCCCGATGTCATATTGAGCCATGACTTGTTCAATATGCGGTACCTGCGCTTACATCAAGCAAGGAAACCAGTGGCTCTGCGTCGTTCACTATCGATTTGGACAGATGAGGGCGAAGGCGAAAACTTGCGGAAAAACTGTCCCAACAAGGATGAATTTGGCCGAAATGGTGGAAAAGTCAAAAATGGTTTGCAGGGGGTGCAGCCGAAAGATGAATTGGCTGTCAAAAGACGGAAAATCAACGGTCGCATCATTGCAGCACAACCGAGACGGATCAATGGAGCTGCTTTGCAGAGCTTGCAACACAAGGCACGCAACGTTCACCGGAGACTCGTTTTACTGCCTCAACAAACAGTTTCATGTATGTCGAGACTGCAATCAAACTTTGGAGCTGAAGGAGTTCTTTAAAGATAGAAGCAGACCTCTTGGGATTAAATCTTACTGCAAAAAGTGCAGCACAAAAAGGCATTATGAGTGGACAACAAACAACAGAGATTCAATCAACAGTCAGCAGCGTGAACGCAGGGCTTCAGGTTAGTCTCCGCGACCACTTCGCGGCGGCGGCGTTACAGGGGATACTGGCTGATGGAGGTGGCGCAAGCTGGGATGATGATGCGAAGAATGCATTCAAAGCAGCCGACGCGATGCTCAAAGCGAGGGGGGGCAAATGAGCGATCGTATTCCTGACGTCACGAAAATGATCAGCGATACACCGATGACGGATGAAAGGTCTATTGATATGTACGACGACACATATTCAGGATCGCCTAGGTACATGGTTGCAACTTCATTTGCACGCCAACTCGAACGCGAACTCAACGAGGCCAATAAGCGTATCAAACGAATGGAGGAGGCTGGAGATGCGATGGAGGTTTATTGCGATGCTATCGCTGCTCACAATTGGAACAAAGCCAAGGAGTACAATCCATGAACCATATTCCCGACACTGGCAAAATGGTCAGCGATACACCGATGACGGATGCTGCCGACATTTACATCCGAACAAGAAGAGACTTCACAATTACAGACCACCAAGTGTGGCAAGAACATGGTGAGCATCTCGAACGCGAACTCAACGCGGCCAACGAGCGCATCCGCCTACTCATCGCAGAGCGTGACACAGCTCGACGACAGGCTGATCAGAATTACAAGCTCCGCGAGGAGTTCCGCGAACTGCTAGGAACGGTCGATGTCGAGCAAGGAGTGGCTGTGGTGCGTGAGATGAAGCAGCGCATCAAGCGGCTGGAGGAGATGTATGAGGGAGAAATTGGCGAGAATGAGCAGTTCCTAGGATCTAATCTGCAAGGGTTACTCACCCGCGAACTGAACTGGTCAAAGGACCGCATCAAGCAGCTGGAGGAGGCGGGGGATGAGGCTATTTACAAGACGAACATGTTCGACCGAGAGGCGCACTGGTTCAAAGCCAAGGAGGCCAAGCCATGAGAACATCAACCGAAACACTGATCGCAGCCATGCACATATTGGCAACAGAAATCCAATCCGAGGACGGCGCTGCTAACGCGGCAGTCGCTGAAGCAGGGGAGCGACTAGCGGAGCAGCATATGCGCATCACCAAACTAGAGCGTGAGAACGACGCTCTCCGCGCCGATCTGCTGCTGTGGAACGAGAAGGAGGTGAAGCCGTGAACAACAAACACTGGCAATACTCGCTAGTAATTCCATGCACGCTGTTGTTCGTGTTTTTGGCTACGATGGGTCTGATTAAGGGATTCGATAGAGGAACTGATCAAATGCAGCAACAGGCGGTTCTAGCAGGCCATGCCGAGTGGGTGGCCGACAAGAACGGGAAACCTCAATTCAAATGGAAGGAGTGCAAATGAGCGAACCAATCTACTTTTCAACCAACAGCCACCCGATATCGAATCCAAGCACCCAGATTATGCGCGTCGATCTGGACGGTGGATTCACGGTCAACGAATCCATACCCGCTACTGATGCAGCCAAAGAAGTGCTTCGGATTATGAAGGAGCAATGGTTTGCCGACGCACAGGCCGCTAAGATCAGGGAGCTTCAATCCAACCTGAACGAATCGAACGAGCTGATCGAACACCTGCAAGACCGGATCAGGAAGCTGAAGAAGGCTGGAGATGACTTGGACTCATGGCTAGGCCGAGAAACACCTGTCACGGTGCGAATCAACTGGAGACAGGTCAAGGAGGGGAAGCAATGAACCCTCAATACGAAGCGCACGAACGTTTGTGCAAATCCATCGGAGCAATGGCGAAGGAGAACGAAGATCTTAAGCAACACATCACACAACTCGAAAACCGTCTC